CTGATGATCCCATCAAGGTATATGGATGACGCGATTGAAAACTCAAAGAGAATTTACATAGACCTTCGCGGCATAGCACAAGAGCATAATCTGGCTATGCTGTCGGCAACTCAAACTAATCGAGAGGGAATGAAGGCGGCGGTAGCAAAGATGACCGACATATCAGACGACATAAACAAGGCTCGAACGTGTGATCTGCTTATATCCATTAACGCTACGGCTGATGAAGTAAAAGGAGGCATCAGAAGATTATATTTCGCAGCATCACGAAACCAGGCTGGCGATGTGACCATCAAGGTGTTGACCGCTCTGGATCGAGGCAAGTTTATTGCAAGAATTTTAGGCGTAGACTAATGTATTATAGACGGATAGCTCAGATGGTTAGAGCGCAACACTGATAATGTTGAGGTCGATGGTTCGACTCCATCTCCGTCTACCAATGATTGAGCAAGGAGGAATATATGGGCCATAAGTACATCAAGTTTACAGGAGACTTCGGCAAGCTGAAGTCAATGGGCTATGAGTTCGGAAAGCTGTTTGCGAGCAACTATATGCAATGGAACCGGGACGGGACACGGGTCTGGAAGAAGGGAGGCGATGTCACCCTCGAACGAGTCCTGAGATTACCTCATCATACAGGGGTATTCTTTGAGGTGTACATGGCTAACCGGAACAATCTGCCTTGGCAAACAATTTCAGGACGGGACCGGCTGTACGTGGTCGTCAATCAGGAGGATGGAACTGTCTCTTTCGATTACGAGTCCTACGTGGCAGAGTGCCGGGAAGCGATGGCAGTCCCACGAGCGTACAATCTGGTATCTCGCTCCATGTCGCGGAAGGACCTGGAACCACTGGAAGAATTGATTGAACTCGGCTGGGTCGAACTGGCTGAATGGGAGGATAAGTCATGAGTTTCTCATGTGCCTTGTTAGGGCATCGGTGGTACTTTGTGTACCGTCAGGCTGAAAGCCAGCATCCTCAAGCTATCACACGGGATCATGAATCCAAGATGGTGACCATGTGCGGTGACACCTTTCCAGACATTGAGGTTCTGTACCGGTGCCGTAGGTGTGCCAAAGAGGAGTGGCGGTAATAACATGATTGAAATTATCATCATTGTTTGCCTCGCATTCATTCAAAATGTGAGTTTTACGATGGTCAGCCGCTCACGAAATCGCGACAATATGGCCTATCACGCAATCTGTTCTGTATTCAGTAACGGTATTTGGTTTGCGACAATGTACCATCTTGTGACAGCTAACCTGTCTTGGTGGTTGCTAATCCCGTATATCGCAGGAACCGTCAGCGGAAGTTTATTTGGCGCTACAGTATCAATGCGTATCGAGAAAATGCTCGGCGCAAAAACCTAGGGAGGACCAGTCCGTAGAGATGCGGCCTGGGGGTGGGTACGCACACGTATAGAGGTGGCCAATGGCTTCGGAATTGCAAGAGGCATTAAACAGCATCGACATCGAAGACTTTCTTGAATATGAAGGTTTGGAATATAGAGAGCGAACTGGTTCGCGAGGCCCACAATTTAATCTACACGAATGTCCATCATGCGGCGATAGAAAGTGGCGAGTATGGATGAACCAAGATTCGGGCCTCGGTAATTGTTTCCACGGTGACTGCACGATGGGAACCTTCAATAAGTACAGTTTTATACGAGCGCATCTAGGCAATCCGCCCGCTCGTGACATAATCACCTATATAAAGAGACTGGCAATAAGACACGGTTGGAAGCCACAAAGAAAGAAGGCAATGCCAGAGACTTCGCCTTTGATAGCTGCAAAAATCATGCCAGAAAGGTGCGTCGAAATTCCTGATGCAAACGGCAACTATCTTGAGTATCTTTCAAAGCGAGGCATTTCCGAGGAAATTTCTCGATCTTTCAATCTCAGCTATTGCGACGGTGGCTACTTTAGGTTCTACGATCCTATAGGGGAAAGGGAAGCGTTTCAATATTACGGGGATCGGCTAGTGATTCCTGTGTTCGATTTAGACGGCGAGCAGAGGACGTTCCAAGGCAGAGACCTCACTGGAACGGCTGAAAATAAATACCTGTTTCCACCAGGTCTGCCAGCAAGCGGTCGTTTTCTTTATGGAGGAAATGCCGTGAAAGGAGCAACAGAGTTGGTTGTGACTGAAGGCGTATTCGACTGCTGGTCCGTATTGATGGCCTGTCGAGCGAGCGTCGATCTGGAGGCAGTTGGAGTTGTTGCGACCTTTGGTATGCACTTGTCTGACAATCCTTCTGATGGTGACGACCAAGTAGGCGCATTCTTGAAACTTCAGCGCCTAGGACTGCAAAGAGTAACCTTCATGTGGGATGGCGAAAAACGCGCCCTCAAGAAAGCACTGGATGCGGCAATGAGACTAAAGAGATTGGGCCTGACGGTTAGAGTAGCAATTTTGCCAGATGGCAAGGACCCTAACGAAGTGTGCCCGGAAGAGATAGTCAAATCATATTATAGCGCCAAAAATTTAAGCCTTCCAGGTCACAAAATGGAGTTGCTAAGGAAGTTGCTATAGCCGTGATGTTTTTTATTCTTATATATGTCATGATTGGCAATCGAAAAGTGAGTGCGGTCGGAGGGTGATATGTTGGAGACAGGAGTGGACGCGAGGTTTGGAACTGTATCGCTACAGTTAAGAAAGAAAAACGCTAAAGGCAATTGTACGCTGCGGTATGTATGGGACGTAATCAGTCGTGAGGATTCAAGAGATGTAGCACTCGTCGAAACCTGGGGTGGCAACTCAAAGGGCTATATACAGCATTTCGACAGCGCTATCCTGTTAGAAAGATATTTACTTTGTCGGCTGAAAAAAGCGACAGCATCCACCCCATCGGAGGATATGGAGCTAAAAATTATCGGCCAGGCACAGTTTGCAGTTAAAGGGTGCGGCAGTCTTTTGGGTGAAGCGTTAGAGTCTCCTAACCATGAGGTCGCGCTGATGCGAATGAACATCAAGAGTACAACGGGCGACGGCTGGAACGAAAACGTATGTCTCGCCGCGCATCTATCGTCGCTTGTCGCTTATGTGGAGCCTATTTCATCCGACGAATTTAGTCAGGCAATGTGTCGCCGCATAAAGCAAACGTTTGTTTCGTCCGAAAACCAGGGAGGAACCTGGGTAGAGAATATGATTGCGGTGGCATCATTCATGATGCCTACTAATGATATGGGTGACGTATTAGGCGGTGAGAAAGAGGTTTTTCCGCTGTATGACTCCGAGTTTTTTAAGAGCGTACTCGTGAAGGTAGATGTGATGGAGGTAGGTGCGGTAACGTTGCCAGAAAATGCGACAAAATACAAAGAGAAGATTGTGGAGCCTGTTGAAGAGGCATTAAATCGAGGTGAAAATTGGGGAGAGTGGTCATGAGTTTTAAGGAAACGCTGAAAGAGCAAAAGGCTATTATAGCTAACATTCCTATACTGCCAACGAGTATATCGGCAGATGGGCATAACAAATATTTGGTGCCCTGTGCTTCGTTTGGAGCGGCCAGGCATTACGCAGCTTGCCAAGGAATCATCAAAGATCAGGAGTCTGGCGAAGGGCGAAAGTCTGAGTCAGTCTGTAATGCGGATATTGCAGGTGGCAGGTGTGCGTCAGTCGATTTGATGAAGCGCGAGAAAAAAGCCGGTCACGCACTCTTTTATATACCACGTACAGAAGAAGAGAGGCTAAAGAAACCAGTGAAAGTTACGGACGAGGGGTATCAGAAGGGGTGGACAAATGCGGCATTTGAAAAGGTCAAAGCGTATCTGAATTCCAGACCCGGCAAAGACAAGCCGCCAATTGTCAGTTGCACAGAGCCGTTCGATGAGGTCAAGTCGCACGAGCGTAAACCAGCAGCCTTTATTCCGGCTGTTATACAAGATAAAAAGTCAGTCGCCTCGAAGGGTAAAGTTTCTGAGGAGTTCACGCTAGACCATGCCGGTCTGGTCAACAAATTGATGAAGGAAGAATCCAATGACAAATAGTGTAACCGTGATGAACAGAATTCTGTCGATAGGCGAAGTGTCTGGTCGAAAAGATAAAGAAGTGTTGATGAAGGGCTATCTGGAAGAGGACTTGTTCAGGGCGATTATGGTGCAGGCGCTTGATCCAATGATTACCTTCGGCATCAAAGATTTGTCCTTTCTGGATGAAGTCGGCGACAAGACGCACAATCCGGAAGGGTCGTATTTGACGCTGACTGCGGACGATTACGCATGTTCGTCGTTTTTTCGAACGCTGCACAACCTGTCTGATCGTACAGTTACGGGCAATGCTGCCAAGACCGCAATAAGAGAGATTGCGGCGAAGTATTGCATGTCAACCTACGGTCTGCTGATTATGATTCTCTCTAAGGATCTGCGGGTGAACGCTGGAGCAGGAACGGTAAACAGAGTGCGACCAGGAACGCTGTTCTCTTTTGATGTGATGCTTGCCGCCAAGTTCGATGAGGCAAAAATCAAGTTTCCAATCAGGGTAGAGCCGAAGTACGATGGTATGAGGCTGCTGGCTATTGGTGACGCTGACGGCTTTGAATTTCATACTCGTTCCGGCATTCGAGTAGATTCGCCCAATGACGGTGTTATAGGTGGACTGGTCGATATGTATGAGGCTGGCATTGACGTTTGGAAACAAGAGGGAAAAATGGTATTTGACGGCGAACTCATGGGTGAAGACTTCCGAGACACCATGAAGCAGGGTCGCAAGAAGGGCCACGTATTTGAGGATGGCCGCTTCTATGTCTTTGATGCCTTTCCGCTCGAAGTTTTTCAAAACTTGAGAGATGCGGTAAATCCATCAGAAGGTTATGAGAAGAGAAGGAGCGGGTTGTACAAAGTTTATAGCGCAGTCGACGTTTGGGGCGAAACTCCTCGTGTCATTTTGCCGCCAAGTTATTTAGCTCGCGATATGGACGAGGTAACAAGGTTTTACGACAGTGTGCGTGGTCGTGGCCTGGAAGGTCTTATTCTGAAACGCCTGCATGGCAAATATCACCCGCGTCGTAATGTTGATTGGATGAAAATGAAGGGCCAGGAAGAGGCGGACGTTATAGTTACTGGAGTCGAAGAGGGCACCGGTAAATACGAAGGTATGTTGGGTGCAATTATCGTGGACTTCAACGGCGTTAAAGTGAATGTAGGCTCTGGCTTTTCGGACGATCAACGTCAATCACTATGGAAGGAACATCTTAGCGGCGAATTGCACGGCAAGGTTGCAGAGATATGGTTTCACGAGGTTACTCCGGACAAGAGTATGAGGCATCCTCGATTCAAGTGGTTTCGCGACGATAAAGACGCATATGCGGTCGAAGCGGACGCACATACCATATCCAAGGCAGATGGTTTTGGCGAGTGGGCATAGGTAATATAGCGAGGTAGCTCAGTTGGTTAGAGCAGCAGCCTTATAAGATGTTGGTCGCGGGTTCGAGTCCCGCTCTCGCTACCAACTTACCTGCCCACTGATGCTTTATTTGCTGTACTATAAGCAATGAGTCGCGAGTGGAGCGGCAAAAATAACGGAGGTGGCAAGTGAAGCTAACAAGAGTGGAAATCCTCAGAGAGTCTATCAAAATTGTGATAGCCGCTCTGTCCGATAAAAAAATACCAATAACGCAAGCCGGTGCAAGTGCCTTTGTTGAGTGGCACCCGCATACAGGTGTGCCAAAGCGCATTAACATTCCGTATGTTCCAGATAACGCCTCTGATAAGCTAATCAAAGCCGTACAGGGTTTTGTCGATCACGAATGCGCCCATGTCCTTTTCACTGAGTTTGAAGTAGTCAAGGCGGCGAAGTACGCGGGTGCGGATCGAGCGCATAACATTCTGGAGGACACATTCATCGAGCGGAAGATGAAAAAGTTATATGCCGGAAGTCGTCACAACCTGGTTGAAGTCTGGTCGTTTTTGGCGGAAGAGATGATTAAGCCGCAGCTTGATCGAGCTATAGCAGAAGGTACAAAATCAAAAATCATCGGCGCTGGATTGTCGGTTGCAATTCACGCATGGGCAGGTAATGAAGCTGCGGTAGAGTTTATGAACTCTCGATGGGGTGCCTTCGCCGAAATCAAGGAGATAATTGGCGACGATCTGATTGAGCAAATTCCTAATATCAGTAGTTCAAAAGAGGCTTTGGTTGTTGCTGTTGGCATTAAAAACAGAATGGCCGAATGGAAGCAAAGAGAGTTCGACGAGGAAAAGAAACGTCGAGAGGATGAGCGAGATAAGGAAGAGTCGAATAGCGATGAAGGCGACGATTCAGGTGGCGAGAGCGGAAGTGGAAGTGGCGGCGAGTCTGATTCAGATGACCAGTCGGAAGATGTAGGCTCTGATATGCCAATGAACGACGAAGACGGTGAGGAACAGCCGGGAGATGATGATTGTCCAGAGTCCGAAGAACCAGAAGATGATCCGCATGGCGACAAAGATGAGGATGGTGCGAGTGATGACTCTCCGGAGGAAGAAGACGCTGAGGAAGAAGACGCTGAGGAAAAAGAGGCTGGGGAAGAAAACGACGAGGAAGAAAACGACGAGGAAGAAGACGCTGAGGGTCCGGACTTTGAATCTACGTCGCATGTAAAGGAAGATGACGAGCCAGACGAGGAAAAATCCGATGACGATTCCAAAACCGCATCGTCGGAGGAAGGTTCTGAATCAAGCGAAGAAGAAGGCGATGATGCGCCAGAGAAAGAGGACGAATCAACTGGTGGCAGTTCCAAGGATGACGACGACGCTATCGCATCAACAGGAGAAGATGACGATGACGATGACGCCGGAGACTCTGAATCTGCCGATGATGAAAATGATGATAAAGGCGCAGTAGGCGATTCACCAGAGAAATCTATTGATCGAGAGGTCGATATGTCGGACTTTGAGTCATCCGTAGATGAACTGGAAAAAGGCATAGAAGCGATGGAGGACATGGAGGGTCTGACCGACGCGTTGATCGCAGCAGAGATGGAAGAGGCGCTTAAGCATTCAAATTACTGGCCGCTAACAAAAGATGGTGACCGCATTGAGCGTTATACTCCTAAAGTTACGGACAGGGAATACGTGCTGAAACGGCAAACCGCCATACAGAAGCATATCGGCCAGATCACTAAAAACCTTGAGCGATTGATTCAGGCCAAATCGTTTGATCGAAAGATTCCAGGATTCAAGTCTGGCAAACTTGACGGCGCATCGTTGCATCGCGTTCCAACGGGTGACGAGCGAGTGTTTAGGCGTGATATGAAAATGACGACAAAGGATGTCGATGTGCAGTTGGTTATCGACCTCTCTGGCTCCATGTACGGAGAGAAAGTAGAGTTGGCCTGTGAGTGTGCTTATGCTATAGGCACGGCGCTGGATAGGCTAAACATCAATAGCCAAATAGTAGGCTTCACCACTAAAGGCATGGAAGAGATAACGCACCATATGACCACGATTAGAAAGGCGATTTCAGAAGACACAACGCCAAAGGAGCCGTCAAGATATGAGCCGATATATATGCCGATCATTAAGGATTGGAACCAGAGATTTTCAGCCGATAGAAAGTCAGCATGTATCATGGCCGCACATGATGTTGGCCTAGCAAACAATATTGACGGAGAATCAATAGAGTACGCCGCACGTATGTTGTGGTCGCAACCAGGAGCAAGGAAACTGATGATTGTTTTGAGTGACGGATCGCCAGTCGCATCAGGCAATCATTGGGAATTGGTGTCTCACTTAGGGCGGGTCATCAAGCGACTTATCAAGGATGGGACGGAAGTGTTTGGCATAGGCATTATGGATGATTGCGTATCTAAGTTTTATCCTGATTACGTGGTAGTCCACAAAATGTCGGACTTGCTTGACACGGTTATGTCCAATCTAAAACGGATGCTCCTGAAGGGACAATAATTATCTGAAGCGGAAGTTGAATACGCTGAACTATAAGACTACAATGTGCGCGAACATAACATAAACATAAAATGAGTGAGGTGGCCACATGAACGAAGGTGAAAAAATTGTTTGTCAAATCTGTTCCTCAGAAGTTCACGCAATAAAGCGGCACATAGAGGATACCCCTCAGCACTTGTCTGACGGCTGGACAATTGAGCGATACAAAAAGGAGTATCCTGATTCTCCGGTCATCTCCGCTACCGTCAGGGATATTATCAAAAAACAAAAAATGGAAAAACACACGAAGGCGGTTGTCGGAGACGACACAACCAGATTACCGCTTCACGAGGTTTTCAGTTTGGGGGCCGCGCCAGATGCGATGACACCAACAGGAAACGCTATCAACATTACCGTGTTTGGCAAGCACGACCATCCTGAGATGGTGCCGGATGTTGACTTAAATTATGTGTTCGATATCAACCTGACAAAGATCATTCTGATGGGCCTTGAGGGTGGAATGCCGGTTTACCTTTGGGGACACTCTGGTACTGGCAAAACATCTGCCTTCGATCAGGTCTGTGCGCACACCAATCGACCTGTTATTCGTGTCCAGCATACTCTCAATACTGAGGAGTCCATGATTCTAGGTCATCCACAGTTGAAGGGTAAGATTGGGGCGGACGGGTCGACGTACACGGAAACATCATTCAAGCCGGGGCCGCTTGCGCTCGCTATGAAATACGGGTGGGTCTATCTAGCCGATGAATACGATTTCGGCGTTCCACACGTTTTGTCCGTTTATCAGCCGGTGCTGGAAGGAAAGGCGCTTATCATAAAAGAGGCTGAGGGCGAGTGGCGCAGAGTTGACCCGCATCCAAACTTCAGGTTTGTGGCGACCGGCAACACTAACGGCGTTGGTGACGAAACGGGTCTGTACCAGGGAACCCAGTTGCAGAACGCCGCTAACTACGAGCGGTTCGCCATTGTCGAGAAGGTGCTTTATATGGCTAGCGAAATGGAGGAATTGGTACTGCAATCTCAGGCGAGTCTCCACAAGAAGGACGCGGTCAACATGGTGAAATACGCAACCAAGATTCGCGAAGCCGTCGAGCGTTCAGAAATGTCTATGCCGATATCTCCACGCGCCTTGATTCATGCGAGCAAAATCGGCACCATGAGAGGCTGCTTCAAGAAAGGATTGATGCTGGCGTATATCAATCGACTGTCGGAAATTGACAGAGAAGCGGCTACACAGTTGGCTCAAAGGATATTTGTATAAATGCTGCCTCTGGATAGCAAATACAGGCAGTGGGACAGTATCGAGAAGCTGGCCTACAAGTTCGCTCACATGGTACATGGCAGGGTGATAGCCGCAAGATTGGGTCATCGAGTTCAGTTTGAAGACCTGAGTCAAGACGCGGCATTAACGTGGATGAAGGCTTGTGATAGTTTTGATCCAGAGTACGGCGTGAAATTTACGACGTTCCTGTCTCGTGCCATTATCACAAATCTCAACAGGCTAGTGGATAAGAACGACTACTACCAGCACGGAGTCACGGCGTTCGTATCCAGTATCGATCAACCAGCAGGGCATGATGACGACGGATTGCTTCAGGAAATTCTGGATGGAAACACCGTGTATCAGCCGGATATAATGTTGGAGATGCAGGACGCGGTATCTGAAAAACTGGATACGCTAAGTGGTGCGGCCAAAATCATATACGAATTGATCTTGGTGCCTCCAGACTGGCTAGTGGAAGAATTCACCGCAACCAGAGAGCAGGCAAAGATAAGACGGTCGCTTGGACATAGACCAGGTGGCCAGTGTCCGACGGACATTGTGGTAATGGAGGATTTGGCCAGGAAAATCTGGAACATATCTGTAGCCGACTTTCGCGGTATAAGAACAGAGATTTGGAGGATTCAGCATGGGTAGCCGTGGATGCTTTGGTCACATAGCGACTCACAATCCTGCGCAGCAGATATGTCAACAGTGTGACCAGTTCGCGGCTTGCTCTCAGAGCGTCTCAGATCGCGTACAACTGATCCGCAGTCTGAACATTAGCGTTGAGATGGGTAAGCACTTACCTCATCTCACAAGCGCTCTCATTGAGCCAGAGAAGATCCTCGCACCCATAGTTTCGCGCATGGTTGTGACAAAGATTGTCGGCGGCAATACAATGTCCATCAAGGCAAAGCAAGTATATGACGGACTTCTAAAGAGAAATGTCGATTTGAAGGCTGGTATTATGGGGCATTTCAATCCGCTCAGTAACAAGCCAAAGTTTTTGTCCTTCGCGTTCGACAGACTGCTGGAAGGTGGTTACAAAAAGCCTCGTCTTGCTAACCTATTCATGAGTGAGTTTGGATGGAGAAAGGGCACAGCGTCATCGCACGTAGGCATTTGCACATCGCTATTTTATGGCCTGAATCTCATTGAAATTGATGGGCACTCGGCTAAAACTATTGGGCTATGATGTTCCGCGTACAAAAGAAAATGTGTTCTACCTGCATCTACAGACCGGACAGCAATCTCGACCTGAAGACATTGGAAGATGCCGTGAGAGACCCGCATATGGGATTTAACGGTCATAGAATATGTCACCACAGTAAGGACGTATGCTGTCGTGGATTTTGGGAGGCGCACAAAGATGATTTCCCGCTCGGCCAAATAGCGCAGAGACTTAATGCGGTGGAGTTTGTTGAGGTGGATACACTGAAGGAGAAAAGATATGGATAAAAGCGAAACGGAAGCTAAGTTCGTCGGTTGGGTCGGAACTTACCCGTACAACCCCGAACTCAAATTGTGGCCGCTCAAACCTGGTATATATTGGGTTATGATTGCTGGCGACAGCGAATCTGTCGATGGCCTGGTGCTTTGGGAGTACGGAGACTATCTATCCCAGATGGAAATTTCAGGTTTCTATGAAGACACTGGTAAACCGATTGCGGTAGGACAATTTGATGAAGATTGGGATAATGTGATTGCCTACTATCAAACTCCTGTCGTCCAGCCGGAAAAATATCAATGAGCATAGCCTACAGAAAACGACTCAAGGCAATTAAGGTTGCTAAGAGCGCGCTCCGCGTCTCCGTAATACCCACGCAAAGTTTCCAGCGGATGCAGACGGACTGGATAATGAGAATACAGGGGCCATGTCTTGGTTCATTGCAGGATTTCATCGACGCTGGTAAACTGCGTTTTCCAAATCGCCCAATCAAAATTAAAGAGGATATATCCTTTGGACCTTGCAATGAATAGCGCCCTACTAATAGCACGATCCGACTTTTCATTTGGCGAGGGCATCATCAATGTGTCCGACTTTGTGGCAACTGCTGCCGCTGGTGGTCATACGGTTCTCGGATTGGCGGAAACAATGACTGTTTCTTCTATGCCGGATTTCGTAACGTCCTGCGAGAAGCACCAAATAAGGCCAGTTATCGGCTGTAGAATTCGTGTTGTATCGGATGCGGGTGCAAGAATAAAGAAGGTGCCAGAATATTATCCGATGATATGGCCCAAGAATGAGGAAGGCTTCAAGCGACTCATGCACCTGCTCACAGTGGCGACGGACGCTGCACATTTCTATTACAAGGCCAGAGTGTCGTGGAAAGAGGTTCTACACCACGCATCATCAGGTGAGTGGATTGTCACATCAGGCGATATAAAGTCGCTGGCTGAAAACGAAGAGTGGACTCGTGAGGCTGAAAAAGTTTTGAAGGACAATTTTTTTCGTCAGTTTCAAGCGCATAATGGTCCGTACTTCTCAGGCATCAACGATGCTCTTGGGCGAGGTGAGGGCAATCTGATATTCACTCGACCGGTATTGTATCCGCTTGGCTGTGTGAAGGCGTTCGATACGATGGCGGCAGTTATCAATCACACGACCATCAGCAAGCCCTGGCGGACAGAACTTTGGTACGACGATCTTGACCCTATTCCATATAAGGATGTGCAGGCGTACTTTGATGCGTTCCCCGTCGCATTGCCGAAGCTGCCGAAGGAATACGTTGATCTTTTTCTCAAAGCGGCTGCTTATAAATTTGAGCCGCTTGAAATATCATTGCCAGATATGTCCACCGCTACCAAAGACGAGGTGCAGATTCTAAAGGAATTGTGTGTCGCTGGCTGGAAAAAGAGGTTGAATCGCGACATTATGGGTTATCGACCTGCAACAGAAGACCTGCCAGTGTACAAGGCAAGATTGAAGATGGAACTCAAGGCGATTATGTCGATGAATTTCCAGAGATATTTCCTTTTGGTCGAAGATTTGGTGAGGTGGGCGCGCACTCAGGGCATTATGGTTGGGCCAGGGCGTGGGTCCGTTGGTGGTTCGCTGGTTGCCTATCTGTTGGAAATAACGGACGTTGACCCAATCAGGCATGGACTGCTATTTGAGCGGTTTATCAATCCAGATCGACACGATCTGCCTGATGCTGACTTGGACTTTCAATCGTCGAGGCGACATGAAATTGCCGAATACTTGAAGAAGCGATACGGCCACGAATGCGTTGCAGGCATAGTCAACTTCAACAGCATTGCGTCGAAGGGTGCCTTGCGTGATGTAGGACGAGTGTTTGAGGTGCCACAGAAAATCATGTTCGTATCTAAACTTGTGCCGGACGAGGGTGGTGGCAAAACAATGTCACTACAGGATGCGCGTGATGCGGTCCCCGGTCTTGAGAAGTTTGCTAATGATTGGCCGCAAGTATGGGAGAATGCGGTAAAGCTACAGGGAACCAACAGAAATTTAGGTCGACATGCCGCTGGTATTGTGGTGGCAGGAGAGCCACTGACCAATAGGGCGGTCGTAGATCACTCGAAGGACGAACCGTTCGTTGGTTGGGATAAGCGCACTGTAGAGAAGATGGGCCTAGTCAAAATGGATATATTGGGCCTGTCAAATCTTGATGTCCTGTCGTTGGCTCTGAACTATATAAAAGAGCGAACTGGCGAGCACGTCGACCTGTATGATGTACCACTTGACGACCTTGAAACGCTTAAAGCATTCTCCGCAGCAGAAACAGCCGGAGTGTTTCAGTTTGAGTCGCCTGGTATGCGAAAGCTGCTAAGCGACCTTGCGTTGGGAGTCGGCACATTGACTTTCGAGGATTTGACCGCGACCACATCACTGTATCGTCCTGGTCCGAAAGAGTCTGGCCTGCTTGATGACTTCGTTGCTATCAAACAGGGCCTAAAGATGCCAACGTATCCGCATCCATCATTGGAGGATGCGCTGAAAGAAACTCACGGCGTCATCGTCTATCAGGAGCAAGTGTCAAAAGTTTGTCAGTATTTGTGCGGCTTCAGTGGGTCTGACGCAGATCACATTAGGAAAGCGATGGGTAAAAAACTTCCTGCTGAAATGGCAAAATGGAAGGACTCATTCGTCGATGGTGCAGAAGCAACCTCCGGATTCCCAAGAAAGGCGGCTGAAAAGCTGTTTGACCAGATCGAAGCATTTGCAGGCTACGCGTTCAACAAAAGTCATGCCGTCGAATACACTGTCATATCCTTCTGGACTATGTATCTAAAGGTACACTATCCGGAAGCGTTCTTTGCTGCCGCTCTGTCAGTTCTCAAGGAAGAGAAATTGGAAAATCTTGTGCGCACGGCAAACAAGTCTGGCATCATGGTATTGCCGCCTGATATCAATACATCAACGGATCGATTTGAAATTGTTGATACTAAAGGTGGTCCAGTGCTTGTCTCACCCTTCAATAGAGTTAAACAGATATCGGACAAAACGGCGGCGCATCTGATAGAGGTCAGAACATCAGCCGGGCCATTCGTAAACTACGATGACCTTGATGCGAGAACTTCTGGCCGTATATTCAATAAAAGGCACAAAGAAAATCTTAGGGCAGTGGGCGCGCTAGTCAGCATTGAACCTCCAGATTCGACACTTGGCGATATAAATGACCCTCGCAGGCTGCCGAAGCAGTTGGAACTCATGCCTGGATTGATGGTTTCGGTGGTTAAGTCTGACCGTAACATTGAGCAGGGTAAGGAGGCCAAGAATAGACTGATAAGTGAGGTCATCAGACCGTGCGGAGTATGCGACAGATGCGACCTCGCTGGCACCGTTCACCCTGTTCCACGTTTGGGCGGCGTGGCAAAGTTTATGGTTGTAACTGATTGTCCTAATTTTTCTGAGGAAAATGACAACAAGATGCTCAGCGGCAAGGCGTCAAACTATGTGCGCGCCGCATTAGCCAAGAATGACATACAGGTGGGTGAAGGCTATTACACCAGTCTTGTGAAGGCAAAAAAGACGGAGCAGTTTTTATCAAATGAACAGGTAAACGGCTGCAAGCCATATCTTACCTTGGAGATGGACATTTTAAGGCCGCCAGTTATTGTGATGCTTGGTAACGCGGTCATTCGTGAATTGTGCCCTTCGGTAAAAATTGGAGCCGACAGCGTGGGCAAAGTGATTTATGATGCCGAGCGGGAATGCAGTTTATTCATAGGCTTTAATCCCGCTGCTATAACATTCGACACAAGCAAGCAAGACATTCTCAACGACCTATTTGCACAAGTAAAAGAGGCGATCACATGAAAACATCACTGTTAGAAGGCGCAAGGATTTCAATGGAGTCTGAGGCGGTCCCATTGGTACAGGATTTTATCAACATCGAGGATGTTATTCGAGATACGTCCATCGATCCGCACGAAATAGGCAACAACTTGCTTGCCATTTCGCCGCTGTACGCAAGGTATTCCTTGCTTGTCGCAAAGGCGCGCATTCAGCGAGATGGATTCAAGAGTCGCAGAAACCTAATGGCGGCGCAACTGGAGAAGGTCATCAGAGATGACGCCGTTATCAGAGAGGAAAAAGTCACCAATCCACAGGTGCTTTCAAGAGTGACCGGTGACTCGCGAATGGTATGCGCCGAACTCAATCTGAACGAGGCATCGGCGGTGTTGGCAGCATGTCAGGAAACTCTGAACGCTATCAAAATAAAGAGGGACATGCTTGTGCAGTTGAACAAGAATCGCCAGGCAGGTTGGTCCGCATCTGACACTCGTGTTCCTTTGGTGGAACTTTCTGCTGTCGTTCCGAAGTTCGGTGAGCCGGTGGAGTTGGAGTTGAAACGAGATTTTCCGGCAGAAGCGCTTGTTTTGCCAGATATTTCCGACTGTATGTAGCCTCAAAAAAAACTACAAATTACCTGTAAAAGTTCGTCATTGTCTTGCTATACTATGCAAGTCAATCTGACCATTAGCCATTACGGCCATTAAAGAAGGAAACATAGTATGTCTCTACTCGAAGCACTAA